CTGAGTCTGAAGCCCTCAGCTCAGCGCATTTTGGGTATTGCCCCTGATGAGCAAGAAGAACTTCGGCAGTATCTTGCCTCTCAGGGCTACGCCAACAAGGACTGGGGAGCGCATATCTCCAAGGCTCCCGGCGATATCGTAGGCAAGTACGCGTGCGGTGACACATACCGCACGCGTCTTCTTTTCGAACCGCTGCTCGATCATACCAATAAGAACGGTATGCTGGCCGCGTACCGACGGGAGCAGAGACTGGCTCCTATCCTAAACGCGAACGAAGCTGATGGCATCCGTGTCGATCTGCCCCGTCTTCAACAAGATCTTGAACTGTGGGAGAAGACGTATGAGCGAGCAACGGCCGAACTACTGCAGAAAATCGGTGATTGTAACCCGGATAGCTCTGCAGAACTGGCCGCTGCATTACTTCGGTCCGGCTACGCAAGAGAAGCTGATTTCGCTCGCACGCCAACCGGACGGCTTTCTACTAGCAAGAGCAGCGTTGACTCAGCTGTTAAGGATCGAGGTCTGAAGACGCTGCTCGGCTATCGGGGCAATCTCAAGACTACACTGACCACCTTCATGCGGCCGTGGGCAAAGATGGCCTCTGAGAACGGTGGCCGGCTTCATCCGCAATTCAACCAGGTCCGGGGCGATTTCTACGGAACTCGTACTGGCCGGTTGTCCTCTTCCAACCCCAACTTCCAAAACATACCGACTGAGTTCCGTGGGGAAATACCGGAAGGCTATGAGCATCTTCCCTTCATGCGGCGGTATGTACTGCCCGATGAAGGGCACGTCCTCGTACCCAGTGACTTCAACGGGCAGGAGATGCGTATCGCGGCTCATTTTGCAGAGGGCCGCGCTGCAGAAATCTACCGTAACAACCCACGGGCGGACTTCCACCAAGTCGTAGCGGAGATCATCCGTGAAGAAGCTGGGCTGGATCTCCCCCGTAAGGATGTCAAGATCACCGGATTTAGTCTGATCTACGGCTCCGGAGTAAGTTCCTTGGCCGAGCAACTTGGGGTGGATCGCGGCACGGCCTACAAAATCAAGTCTCACTACTTCGCCGCGCTTCCTGGATTTGAAGAACTGATGCAAGACGTGTCAGAGCGCGGGCGATTGGGTATGCCTGTGAAGACATGGGGAGGCAGGTTAATCTACGCTGAACCTGCTAAACTGGTGAAGGGGGCGTGGTGGACTTTTGAGTACAAGCTTCTCAACCACCTCATCCAAGGCAGCGCGGCTGACCAAACGAAGGAGGCGATCGTACATGCTGGCTATAAGACTTCGCACCGTAGGTTCCTCATTACGGTGCATGATGAAAATGTGTATTCTGTCGATCCTGAGCACCTTGCCAAGGAGGTGGCGGAGATCCGAGCTAGTATGGAAGATCAGGCTGGCTGGGATGTCCCCTTCCGTGCGGAAGTAGAGGTTGGACCCAACTGGTGGGATCTGGAGGAATACCATGAGTGATTTCAAGCCCATGTTGGCGGATGATGCCAACCTCAACGCGCTGCAGTTCCCCCTACTGGCCAGCCCCAAGCTGGATGGAGTAAGGGCTTCTGTGGTGAACCAGAAGCTTCTTACCAGGAGCCTGAAGCCTCTTCCCAATCGGTATATCCAAGGGATGACCATCGAAGCGCCTCTGGACGGTGAACTCATCATCGGTGACCCCACCAGCCCCAGCGTCTTCAGGGATACCATGAAGGTGGTGATGTCCCACGATGAGCCAGTGGACGATCTTCGGTACTTCGTCTTCGACCTGGTCCACACCTCCAAGGGGTTCGCTGACAGGCTGATGAGCGCCCTCAACTACTGCGATGGGCAGCGAATCATTCATCTGCCCCATGTCGTAGTGAGCTCCATGGATGACCTTCTTCGTATTGAGGATGCCGCTCTCACCAATGGCTACGAGGGCCTCATGGTGAGAGATCCCAACGGACCATACAAGTTCGGGCGGGCCACTGCGCGTGAGGGGTATCTTCTCAAGGTGAAGAGGAAGAAGACCTCTGAGGCGATGATCCTAAACTTCGTGGAGCAGATGCATAACGCCAACGAAGCGAAGATCGACAATCTGGGGTATATGGAACGCAGTTCTCACCAAGCCAACCTGGTCCCGATGAATACGCTCGGGGCTTTGATCGTACGAGACATTCACTCCGGGGTGGAGTTCAATGTCGGTACGGGCTTCGATACCCAACTGCGTAAGGCGATCTGGGATGACCAGGCTCGCTATCGGGGTAGCATCATCACATACGAGTTTCTCCCTGTTGGGGTGAAAGACAAACCGAGGCACCCTGTGTTCAAGGGGTTCCGTTCTGCGGAGGACATGAGCAAATGAGACCCTGGAGCTACAGTCGCCTCACGACGTGGGAAGAGTGTCCCATGCAGTACAGGTACTACTACATCGAAAAACTGCCTGGAAGCCGCCCGCCTTCACCGGCAGGCAGTCGTGGATCTGAAATCCACAAGAAGGCGGAACTGTACCTGCTCGATGAGCTCAAGCTCTACCCTCCGGAACTCCAGAAGGTGTCGGCCCACGCTATGATGCTGAAGTCCAAGAAAGCCAAGCCCGAGGTAAAACTCGCAGTTAAGGAAGACTGGACTCCAGTAGACTACGATTCTCCAGATGTCTATTTCCGCTGTATCATCGACGTCCATTACCAAGAGGAGACAGTATGCCATGTTCAAGACTGGAAAACTGGTAAGGTTTACGATAGTCATGCGGACCAACTCGAAATCTATGTTGCAGTCGCAGCGGCGCATGCGCCTACTGAGACAACCGAGTACCGCTCGCGGCCAATCTATATCGACCAGGGTTTCGTCGCAACGCCGAAGATCGTTACGCCTGACCGCATAAAGCCGATTCGACTTCTGCTGAACGGTCGGATCAAGAACGCTGAAGCTGATACGATCTTCCCGACGAGAGCAGGTCCGCATTGTAAATGGTGCGATTACAGTTCTCGCCACGGTGGACCATGTCAATTCTAGAAAATGCGATAGAGACCAAGGTAACGATCTACGCCCGTGAGCGTGGCTGCCTTGCTCTGAAGCTCAATGTCCTCGGGTTCAGGGGCTGGCCCGATAGGCTCTATATCTACCACGGCCCCATGGTAATGTTCATAGAGTTCAAACGTCTGGGCGAGAAGCCTCGCAAACTCCAGGAGTATATCCATGCAACCCTCCGTAAGTACGGATGTAGAGTTGAAGTGGTCGATAATGAACGCGATGGGTGTTCCGCAATCGACGACTTTACCAAGGGTGATTCGAACCTTTGAGGAGTTCGCCAAGGTAGACGTCTTTACGGGGGACATTGACCCAGTCTACTTTGCTATCAACGCAGCTCGTGAGCATTTCGGGTACGGGTGGTCCACTCGATTCGCTGTGGCCATGCTCACTTTCTACCACACCGGTACTGCGGCGCAGGCCGCCGACTTCGAGGGTGAAGAGTTCTGGGACTTCATCATCGACAAGTACCCCACCGCTCCTAGAGCAGCTGAGCGCCGGCATTGGCGAGGAAGTCAGGGCAAGGTGAGCTTGGGGTCGATGATGTCCTTCTCCCCCAATCCAGATGACTTCTTCCAGAAATTCGACCATACCTACCTCAAGGTGAAGAGGACGTGCGAAAATCACCTCAAGGGCTTCGGTTCGTACTTCGTGCTGAAAATCTGCGACTACATGGATCGGTGCCTTGGTCTTACCATTAACGACTATACTGGGCTGGAGCGTAATTTGCCCACGCTGCCCGCCCAGGCAGTCAAGCTACTGTGGGATGACCCGAATGATTCAACCGTTCCGTACAACTTCCTGAAGACGGTGGATCGACTGACGCCGCTGGTACTGTTCGCCCCGCCCATGTTCGACCGAAACATCGGGCCTGCTGAAGTGGAGACAATACTCTGCGACTGGAAGAGGGCCAAGTACGGCAACCACATCGTCGGTGATGACGTCATTGACAAACGCAACTCGCTGAAGGGCTACGGTCCCAAGGCTGAGCGGCTGATCGACATGTTTCCGATGGAGTTCCCGTTAACCACGTTCAAGTGCGAACTACAATGAGAGACATTCCTAAACTCGTATTGAGGGTGGCGCTTCTTGCGGTCATCGCCTTCGCCTTCTACCAAATGGGGTATGGAGCTGGTGAGGATAAGAAGTGCTTCTCGATACCCAAGAAGGCTGATAAAGCCTTCTATATGAGGAAGACCTGATGAAGTGGGTCCCCAAGCCGTACCAGTTGGAGGCTGTTAAGTTCCTTCTGTCCAACTGCAATTCAGGAATCTTTCTCGACCCTGGCATGGGCAAGACGTCGTCTACCCTAGCCGCCATCACCTACCTCCGAAAGCTGGGTCAGGTGAACAAGGTGCTCATCATCGCCCCCATTCGGCCGATGTACAAGGTATGGCCGGACGAGATAAAGAAGTGGGATGATTTCGCCCATCTCAAGTACACCATACTGCACGGTGATTACAAGAACGACGCCGTGCATGAGTTGTCGGATATCTACCTCATCAATCCGGAGAGCCTGAAGTGGTTCTTCGAATCGGGGGCGTACCAGAAGATCATGCCCGATATGCTTGTCATTGATGAGTCCACCAAGTTCAAGGACTACAGCACGGCCCGGTTTAAGCTGCTGAAGCCTAACCTCATCAAGTTCACTCGGCGCCACATTCTTACCGGGGAACCTGCCCCCAACGGGTATCTCGACCTGTTCGGTCAGTGCTACGTCATGGACAGGGGAAACGCCTTGGGGCAGTATATTACCCACTACAGGGCGCAGTACTTCTACCCGAGCGGATACGGTGGGTACGATTGGAAGCTTCGCCCGGGAGCCGACAAGGAGATCCAAGACAAGATCCGACCCTATGTTATGAGGCTATCCGCTGAGGATCACCTCTACATGCCGGAACTCATCTTCAATGACAT